TGTGTGCATCTTGCGCACATCGCACTCCCATATCTCGCCAGTCTGCATGACCTGGACCTCACCCTGGATCATGAAGATGTTCCCATCGCCACCCTGAACGCACAGATGGATCCGGCGATAGAACGCTGGCACTGGTCCCTCGTCGCGGTGCGGGTGGATGGTCAGGTTGGGCCTGATCTTCGTCAGGATCACGCGCCCCAGGCGCAAGCCACCGTGCGGCCAGGTCTCTTTAGGTGACAGTAGCCACGCGAGATTACGCGCCCTGACCAGCGTCTTGGTCATCATCCCGCTGGCAGGATAGTCCTCACACTGCAGCTCTGCGTGGAGCTCAGGCAACGTCTTGTACTCGAAACCAATCGGGCCGCGCAGGACGATGTCCTCAGTATCCACATGCGGCGAACCTGGAAACGTCACCCTGGGAGACTTCGACCAGAGCAGCGGCTGGCTTCTCAGATCCTCCAGCACTGGCTCGGCCTTGAACGTGCTGGCGATCCTGTGGAAGTACTTCATATCTTTCTCCGGACCCGCTGCTTACGAGCGGTTGCTGTATTGACGCGCACACTCTGGTTCTGCGCGTAGGTGTGGCTCCTGGCAGATCGTGGCGCCACGTTAATCTTCGGCGGGATGAATGGGCCATCATTGCTCTTCTTCGTCATCTTCGGGAACAGGCCAGTGAATGCCCAGATGACAGCGTCAGCCCGGTCTGGTGACTTCAGGCCAGTGTAGCCATGGACGGTCATCGCCATGAGCTGGTCCTCGATCTCGGGGAAGAACCCCACGTGGTGGATCCTGTGTTGCTCGTACAGTGCGCTGATCGGCTCAGCTCTCACTTCCTTGCCGCGGGTGGCGTTGACTGCCTCGTAGGCTATGTTCGCGTTCTTGGCCTGGATGACAGCGCGTACCATATCGCCACCATAGTTCGCCTCACCGAAGACGCGATCGGCATCGTGGCGGTCGTAGGCATCGTCCACGATCCCGCCCCAAATCTCAGGCGGATACTTGCCGGAGAGATCCTCGAGCAAGTACCCGTGTCCGTCGACACCGAGGGCGACGACAACAATCCCGACTTCGTCTGATCGCTTGTCCTCATGTCCCTTGGTGCCTGACGGATCCACGGCAATAACAACTCGAAGCCACTGGGGTAGCCTCTGACCTTCCTGCCCGAGCACTCGATTCTGCGCAAGCAGCTCTTCGGTCCACATCGCGCCTTCAGAGTCATCAGAGAACATGCCATACAGGAATCGCTTCCTGGCACGTTCGCCGAGCCCTTCGAGCTGGGCGAGGTATCCTGGGTCAAGGTTGGCGGCATTGCCGTGTGGGTTCATCGTCATGTAGCTGTAATCGAATTCGTTGGCCAGTGGATTGCCGGTGACCGGATCCACTTTCTCGATGAACTTCTTGTGCGTCCAGTGCTGCTTACTGGGTGGGTTGAGGTCGTAGTAGGCCTTGAGCCTCAGTGTCTCAGTCTTCTGGGCCAGCCTGGTCAGCGCAGTCTCGACCGAGTAGTATGGGATCTGGCTGCACTCGTTGAAGAACATGCTGGCGTACTCGTGGCCAAGCACCTTCTCAACGCGGACGTCATCATCAAGGCCGGTGACCCACAGCTCGCTGCCGTTCGGGAAGCGGAAGAACCAGTCGGTTTTGTCCAGCATCTTGGCTGGTGACCCCCAGGTTGGGAAGCACAGCTTCAGCACCTTCGGGATGGTGTCCATGGCGAGCGCAGTCTTCGCAGCATTGAAGCGGAAGCGCGACACGAGGTGCCTGGAGCCTGGAGCTTTGTCGGCCCTGATGCAGATCCCGCGGATGATCAGGAAGGTCTTGCCGGATCGGGAGCCACCCCCCAGGGCGCAGTGCGTGGCGTCACTGGCCAGCTGGTGGTTCGCCTTCTTCTGGTCTTGAGTCAGCGTGTACTGGGGCCGTGCCTCTTCAGGCAGATCCTCCAGACGAACGATGGCACTCATATCGAACGCCCGTTCAACGCCCGTTCAACGCCCGTTGAGCATCCGTTCATAGATTGGCATCCGCTTCATGCAGGTAGACGGTCGTGGGCTGCACTGAGCCGGCAACCTGGTGCGCCTCGTACTGGTTGTAGTGCTTCATCATCATGTCGATGTAGGCCCGTTTATCCTTGCCGTACTTGATCTTGGCCATGCGAAATGGGGTGCCACCTTCATCCGTGATCAGCATCTCAACCTCGTTGACCATCTTTCTGGTGATTGGATCCATCTCGTGGAGCATCAGCAGCTGGCCGTTCTCGTCGAACATGTTGACAGGATCGAACATGGCCAGGTCTGATACCTCGCGCAGCACACGCTTGTGGCCAGCGATCAGGTCTTCGTGATGCTCATCCTGCAGCGCATTCACCCGCTTGATAATCTCGGGTTTTCTCAGCATGCGATACGCCTCAGTCGCAGCTGAGTTATCCTGCACTTTGGGATTTACAGCAAGGTAAGCCCGTGTCCCGTTGTTCCCATTGAAGACATACTCAACGCAGAACTTCTCGCTCCTTACAGCTTCGGCCTTTTGCGCACGAGTGGTAGCAGCACGTTTCTTCTGGGCCGGCGTCACTGCTGCCTTCTTCGGTGCTGCCTTCTTCGATGCTGGTTTCTTCGGTGCTGGTTTCTTAGCCGCCGCCATTGATCCTCCCGCACGGCTCACAGTAATCGGTCAGGCCGTTGCCATGCTGGCAGATCTCTGGCTCACCTCGATTGAGTGCTGCGAGTGCTTGAATCCCCTCGACAACGTGTCTCATGTTCGATGCTGACATTGCCGTCAGCGATGGGCAGGCCGGTCGGTGTGCTTCCAATAGCTTGTTAGCTTCTGCCCATTGTTCCTTTGTCGGTTCAATGAATACCGTTCGAGGATATGCTCGACACCATCGATTGATGCGCTCCAGTTGATCAGTCAGGCGCTCGATTTCGTCGGCAAAGCCTGAACAAACCGCGATCATCAACTTGCCATTCGCACTCTCAGGATCAAACGTGCGTGTATCTTCCCGAGTCTTGTAGCCAAACTCAGGAGCAAGACGTTCGTACTCATCATGGAACCACTGTGCTAATATTTCTGCCGTGTCACTCATGGCTTCACCTGTGGTGTGAGTGCTTGTGCAGCATTGTTAATGACATTCAGAAGTTCTGCCTTTTTAAAGTTTGTCGGCAGGTTTAGGAGATACCCACGGACAATGGTTATCTTTTTCTGTAGGCGCTCGATCTCGTCTATCAGCATAGGCACGTCACAGTTCGCCCTGGGGATGGTCATGCCACGCCGATAGTCGGCAATTATTTCCGCGAGATTTCGATTCTCAATACTCATGGCTTCTCCTGTATAGACTGCATGATAGCCCAGCCAATAAGCTCGGGGATTTGTGGCACTACTGAATTGCCCAGCGACTTCAATCGGGGCGCCCTGTCTTTGATTCCGGTGGCAACTCGACCCTGGTATAGTCCATCGGATACCCCATCAGCCATTCCACAAACTGAGGGTTCAGCGTCCCAGAAGTCTCCGGCGCCGGATAGGTTTTTGACTTCGTCCCACCTCGCTCGGCTGCATAGTCCAGCCTGTCCCGCAGTTCGCCAGTCTTCCCCGACCCCTTGTAATCCGTTGCCCTGGGTGTCGGCCAGTGCATCGCCGCTGCAGGTAAGCCGTGTCGTGGGTCGTTTGCTATCTGTCCTCGTTTCTCTGCATCGTTCGCTCTTGGGGTCGGCCACATCTTCATCGATTCCGGTTGAACACAATCTCTGAGGTTCGCAGGCCGGCTTCTCCCTTTCCTCGTCACTTCCATTTCCTTGCGAAGCGCCTTCTCTGATTTCGGCGGCATTCCGTCCAGCGTGTTGGGGGTCGGCCACATTCTCACTACATCCGCTAAGTTCAGGCTGTGAGATGTCTCTCCATTCTTCGACATTCTTCGCCCTGACGGCGTTAATTCCATCTCGGTGTGCGGGATTTCCTGTGTCGTTGGGGTCGGCCACATCGTCGGATGATTCACCAAATCGGCCAGATTCGCGCCGTAAGTCATCGTGCCGTCCTTGTTTGTTCTTTGTCCCTTTTCGTTCAGAATCCTGCCCGCCGCTACGTCTGTCGTTCTGGGGGTCGGCCACACCTGATTTCGCAATCGTGCTTGCGTTGTTCTTCCGGTTTGCTTGTATTCCTGCCACGCCTCGGCACTCCCCGTCCGTCCGGCATCTTCCACGCTTGGGGTAAGCCACAATCCAGACCCTATCTCGGTGATGGTGCGCGCCAAGTTCGGAAGCTGGTATACAGTGCCACTCCGCATCATACCCGACCTGGGATATGTCCCAGAGAACTCGCTCAAACCATTTCCCGTCTGCTCCAGAAAGCAAAGCTGTGACGTTTTCAAAGATTGCGTAACGGGGTCGAAGCTCCCCAAGAAGACGGGCGCACTCTGACCATAAGCCGCTGCGGGTGCCTTCGCCGATGCCTGCTTGTTTGCCGGCGACTGAAATATCCTGGCAGGGGAATCCTCCGGTAATAACGTCAATTGGCCCGACTGTGGAACTTTCTCCATTCGCGCAGGTTCCAGTGACCCACCGGCCATTGCTTCCGCTTCTTCGCGTGAAATCTCGCCGTTCTTTACCAGGCGCCGCAGTTGTTTTATGCCCCCTTCGCTGCGCCAGCCTTCTCTCGTTGGGGTTGGGTATGCCATGTATTTGCCTCACATCAGTAAAAGTTGGAACATTCGGCCAGTGACTGGCTAACACCTTGCGCGGATAGGGTTCGATTTCGCAGAACGCTACAGTCTCGAATCCTGCGCGCTCGAGGCCGAGACTGAAACCCCCGATTCCTGAAAACAGGTCGAGTACTTTCATTATTCCTTCTTCAACCTCCGTTAGTGATACCGGCCTGTACAATCCTCGAAGCTGTCTTCGTCCTGCGCCTGGTCCAAGTAATCAGGATCCACCAGGTCCTCGGGGCGAGTGGCTTGCTCGTGAGATCGGTAGCTCAGCGCTTTGCTGATTGATTTCAGGCCATAGACCAGCGCAGTAAATGGTAAGTTATCTTCGTTCTTAAACATATCAGATTTCCCTCAGTGTGACTTTGATTTTCCCTGGGGCCTCAACACCGCGTTTGTGAACCAGGAGGCAGTCGACTTGCTCGTCGTCCTCCCAGATCCCAGCGTAGGTGAATGAGTCGAACAGGCATTTCAGGAAGTTGTCGATGTCGTAGCCTTGCTTGCGCCGATCGGGGCGCCAGAGTTCTACTTCCATCGCGATCCTGACTTTGATCGGGCGTGGGTTTTTGAGTGTCTCGAGCCTGTACCGATAAACCTCAGCGCGATAGGCGCTGCCGGCTTTACCGACAGCGACTTTCACGGTCTTTCCTTCGGCCCACTTTGTGTAGTAGTTGTTGACCGAGGGAGGATAGGGCAGGTTCAGTTCCAACATCAGCTTCTCCGCGC